CTCTGGGATGTCAGCACCAAGGATTAATACGATCCTAGGATCTGACATCTCCCGGTATGTCACCATACCGGTAGGCGCATGTCGTACGCCGAACATGCGCCGAAAAGGGAGCATCGAAGTAGGTGCCGATCTCACACCGAGATCTCCTGTCCCACTCACGGATCGTATTAATCCGCGTGTGAGTGGACAAGACCCCCTGTCGGCATCCGTCGACAGGCTTGGGCCACCTCTGCTTCGATACGCTGATATCGTTTGGACGTGTCTTTCGGAACCTCTCACCTTTGGAAAGATAAGACCAGTTAGCTGCCACCGCAATATAGCTGCTAACTTCCTTATTGGTGAGGAAGGTATCCCCCATCTGAGGTTCGTCAACTTTGTGGAATTGCGTCCACTCCTCAGACAAGGATGTACACCTTCGATGTACCGCCCTCGCGGTCGGTACAGCAGGAACCTGCAAGACACGTATGTACTCAAAGGGGTTATGGCTTCCGCCATGATCAGGATTCTCACACAGATACAGCTCCAAGAGGGCCCGGCGACACCAGGAAGGAACGCGCAAGCGTCCCTTGCAAGGGTGCCCCAGGCCGCCAAGCCAACTTGGAAGCTCGGCTGGTCTGTGTTTCTTCGCTGCAACGAGCCGTTGTTTCTTGTAGAGTGTGCGGGCACACCTAGCAAGACGGTTGAACGAAGAATTGTCCACAGAATCCTGAGTCATAACCCCATTACCCTTCCTGACAAACTCCTTGAGAGACGGAGGTCGGAAAGACCTCAGGCCACCCTCCTCGGTCAAGAGGGCATAGGCTTCGCAGAACACGAAACCTATCTTGGACCTGAAAGACTTCCTCTCATGGAGTTTGCTTCCTACCGCAGAGGCTCTCTGCGAATAGGAAGAGACGTTTGCCGGGTGAGTCAATGCTGCCAGATCATCCCCACATATGATCCGGTGAGGACCGAGCAATTGACTCATCCAGTGATTGATTATGCTGAGGATGGAGAAGGAGCACGGGGTCCCCATGAGGGAACCCCGGGACTTCTCCACCTCAACATATTTCCCATCAATCACATCAAACGTCTTCTTCGCCCACGCACGCGTACTCGGGTCCATTTGACTAAGATGGTACCGGACATAATGTGGTCTATCGCCAACTCCGAGGGACTCTCGGAGTTCAGGCACGAGGTGACTGGGGAATCCAGCCAGCCTCAGGCCCTCGATGACCGCGATAATCGCATCATGTCCAAAACCATCCGTCGCGCAAGTAAGATCGGCCGAAAGGTAGACCTTACTTGCATGGGCCCCCCGTACCAGTCGCTGAAGGATCTCCTCTTCCGTATGCGGGGCATACGGAAGGATCTGGGGAATCTCCTTCAGGAGTACGGGCCAGAGAACCTGTCTAACCAGGTCTCCACGGGCGAATACGTGCGCAGGTGGAAGGGTAATCACTCGTGCCTTCATCCCCAGTTCGGCGATTACGCTCGCGTGGTGAACAACCCTCTTCTCAACCGAGTTCCTCAACAACCTGCCAGTCGCATAGCAGGCGTCAAGCTCGGCGCTCTCCATAGAAGGGGGAAGCAAACCACGGTCCTTGCGTATTCGTCTACTGAGCCTACGCTCGAAATCATCCGCAAGGGGGTGGATACGCTCCACGGGAGCGGCCGAACCAGGCCGAGCCCGCAACGCAAGACCGAAGAGGTTGTCCGAAGAAACCTCTCTCACGAGATCTTGCACGACGGCGTTGTAACCACCACCCTTGCGTCCGATTTCAACCGTAGCTGCAGACGACGAAGGCACAGTGTAAGAGTACATTCTTTGGAACTTTCCGCGAAGCAGTGTGTAAACGTGATGCTTGAGGTCCTCCAGGAGGCGTGGAGGAGTCACGTGTCTGCTTCGCAGCGTCTTAAGGTGCGAAGAAATTGCTTCTTCCTTCACCGATTGAGGAGCGCTTGGCAAAGCGCGTGCAAGCCTGCTGAAGGCGAGCTTGCCCTTTACAGTCAATCGGCGATCAAGCCAAAGGAGCAATTTCTTGGGAAAATGATGACAAGGAGGAAGAGAGGCACGGCGCTGCTCGAGAGCAGACGACCGGAGTTCTCCACAGAGATCCTTCAGATCTCTGGCAATCGCAAGCCACCCAGAGCGGCTGGTGGCATGCGACAGCCACTTCCTCATTTCCCACGCACCCAGACGAGTTCCAAGACCAGACGATATCAGCGCACACCAGAGAGCTTGCCAAAGCTCTCTAACGTGCTTCCCAGTTCGACGACTAGGGACGCCTCTCCGAGGCGTACGCCTTCTACCAGCAACCAAGGTTACTGGTAGGGGTATACGGCTTGAAGGGGTATCACCCTTAACCGTCACAAACGGGTAAGACGGAAGTCT